GCAGCAACAATGAGTCAGAAAGTCGTGCAGTATCAAGCAGTTATGCAAATGGCAGCACAAAGCCCACAGATTTATGACCAAGTAGAGCTCAACAAGCAGATGCTTGAGGTGCTAGGTATCAAGAACATCAGCAAGCTCATTCCGTCCGCAGAAGACCAGAAACCGAAAGACCCTGTGTCTGAAAACATGGCAATTCTCAACGGCAAGCCAGTCAAAGCGTTCTTGTATCAAGACCACCAAGCGCATATTCAAGTACACATGGCGGCAGTTGAGGACCCAAAAATCGCTGCATTGGTTGGACAAAACCCGCAAGCTCAGATGATTCAAGCAGCGCTGGCAGCGCACGTTATGGAACACGTAGCCTTTGAATACCGTAAGCAGATGGAAGAACAGCTTGGGGTACCGCTTCCACCAGAGGGTGAGCAGCTACCAGAGGATATTGAGGTTCAAGTATCTCGCCTTGCGGCACAAGCAGGCGCACAGCTCTTGCAGAAGAACCAAGCAGAAGCCGCGCAACAGCAAGCACAAGAACAGGCACAAGACCCACTTATCCAGATGCAGCAGGCTGAACTGCAGCTCAAGGGCCAAGAAGTACAACTCAAGGCTCAGAAAAATCAAATGGACGCACAGCTTGAACAAGAGCGGTTAACGGTAGAGCGGGAGCGGATAGCATCACAGGAACGCATTGCTGGGGCCCAACTCGGAGTCAAGGCTGTGATGGATGAAAAGAAACTTGAGGCAGACCAAATTGCCAAGGGCGCTCAATTAGGGATTCAGGCCGTTAATGCAGAAAAACAAATGCAAACGCAGAAAGATGTAGCCGCGCAAAACCGTGCAGCACAAGCCGCCCAACGTCGGGCACAACCACAAGGAGGTAAACAAGAGTGATAACAGACACGCTCGCTCTATTAATGGAGCAGATAGATGAAGAGCGCAAACGTATTATTGATGACCTTGGTGAAGGTAAGGCCAAGGACTTTGCGCAGTACCAATTTTCGGCTGGAGTAATACGAGGTTTACTCCTATCACAACGCCTTGTTATTGACCTCGCAAAACGAATGGAGGACGCAGATGAGTAAAGTAGACCTGAGTAAAGCAGTAGATTTAAGTAACTTGGGGAAAGAAGATGTGGAGAAGGCAAAGCAGTTACCCGACCCGAAAGGCTACCGGATTCTGTGCGCAATCCCACAAGTAGAAGATACCTACGAAAGTGGGCTATTGAAGGCTGACGATACAAAGCGCATCGAGGAAAATGCAACGGTAGTGCTGTTTGTATTGAAGATGGGGGACCTATGTTACAAAGACGAAACTCGGTTCCCTACAGGCCCTTGGTGCCAAGAAGGTGACTTTATTCTTACCCGGGCATATGCGGGCACACGAATTAAGATTCACGGTAGGGAGTTCAGAATTATTAACGATGATACGGTAGAAGCAATTATTCAGGACCCGCGTGGCATTTCACGCGCATAACTAGGAGACGCAAATGGCAAAGCTAGACGAAGTAGAATTTGAATTTCCAGACGAGAAAGAAGTTAATCTTGTCAATACGGAAGAAACTAAAATAGAGGTAGAAGAACTTGACGACGATGTAAAAATCGAAGTTGAGGACGATACCCCACCAGAGGACCGAGGCCGGAAGCCGCTACCCAAAGAAATCGTCGATGAGCTGGAAAACGACGACCTGACTGACTACTCCGAAAAAGTAAAAACTCGGATGTCTCAGCTGCGTAAGGTCTACCATGACGAACGCCGTGAAAAAGAAGCCGCCGCGCGAGAGCGTGAAGAGGCAATTAGGTTCGCCCAAACCGTTGCAGAAGAAAATAAGCGCTTGAAGTCGACCTTGACATCAGGTGAGAAAAGCTATATCGAAGTAGCGAAACAAGCTGCTGACCATGAAATGTCTTTGGCAACCAAAGAATACCGCGAGGCGTATGAAACTGCAGACACCGATAAGCTAATTGAAGCTCAAAAACGGTTGAACGCAGCACAAATGCGACTCACCCAAGTACAAAATTATCAGCCTCAGTATGAAAACGCTTTACAACCTACTGATAATCAAGTATATAATACACAACAACAGCCCCAAGTTCCCAGACCGGACAAACGTGCGCTTGCTTGGCAAGACTCAAATGACTGGTTTGGAAGAGACGCAGAGATGACCAGCCTAGCCTTGGGGGTGCATGAAAAGCTAGTACGGTCAGGAGTTTCTCCGACGTCTGAAGAGTATTACACTACCATCGACAAAACGATGCGCAAACGCTTCCCCGAATATTTCGAGGATGACACGCTGGATGAGGCTAAACCCACCCAACGCACTAAACCGTCCACGGTTGTTGCACCGGCAACGCGTAGTACCGCGCCCAAAAAAGTACGCCTGACAAGTACCCAGCTCGCGCTGGCTAAGAAGTTAGGATTAACGCCTGAGCAATACGCTCGTGAGACATTAAAATTGGAGAACAGAAATGGTTGATACTACTAGGACACCACGTGAACTGAATACCCGCGAAACTACCCAACGCGTCAAGCAATGGGCCCCAGCATCATTGTTGCCAGAACTTAAGCAACAGCCGGGATGGAAATATCGTTGGATTAGGACAAGCATGGCAGGCCAAGCAGACTCCATGAATGTATCCGCTAAAATGCGTGAGGGCTGGGAGCCGGTACTTCTGGCAGACCATCCTGAACTACAGCTGTTTGTTGACCCTAATTCGCGTTTCAAAGATAACGTAGAGGTAGGCGGCTTACTGCTGTGCAAGACACCAGAGGAGTTCGTTGAACAACGCAAGGCTTACTACAATAAGCAAACTCAGGCACAGACTGAGGCGGTTGACAACAGCTTCATGAAAGAGAACGACGCACGTATGCCCTTATTCAAGGAAAAGCGTACCACTACATCGTTCGGTAAAGGAAATAAATAGATTAGGAGAAAAATATGGCTAATGTAGAAGCCCCATACGGTCTCCGTCCGATTAATCTTATTGGTGGTCAAGTCTACGCAGGCTCGACACGTCAAATCAAGATTGATAGTGGCTACGATACCGATATCTTTTTTGGCGACATTGTCGCTGTAGGTGCTGACGGCACAATCGAAAAGGTTGAAGCAAGCGGTGAAGATGGTACCACCAATGCTTTCCCTGCCGGTGTTGTCGGCGTGTTTATGGGTTGTACCTATACGGAACCCACCCTGAAGTACAAGCTGAACGCTCAGTATTGGCCTGCTGATACTGTTGCATCGGACGCTATGGCATACGTATGTGATGACCCTGATGCTCTGTTCCTTGTACAAGCTGATGGTTCTTTGGACCAAGATGCACTGGGTAAGAACGTCGCGGTAATTCAAGGCACCGGCAATACGCAAACAGGTAATTCTGATTTGGCTGCTGATGCAGCTAGTCTGGCTGATGACGACTTCTTGCCGTTGCGAGTGGTCGATTTTGTCGATGGTCCGTTCTCCCAAGTTGGTGATGACTATACAGACATCATCGTTAAGTTTAATTTTGGCATTCATTCGTACTATAACGGTACGGGTGTTGCTGGCGCTTAAGGAGAATAGAACATGGCAATTTCACGCGCACAACTGTTGAAGGAACTGCTCCCCGGTCTGAACGCTTTGTTCGGTCTTGAATATAAGAAATACGGCGACGAGCATAAGGAACTCTACGATACCGAGACTTCGGAACGTAGTTTTGAAGAAGAAACCAAGCTGTCTGGCTTCAGTGCAGCTCCTGTCAAGAACGAAGGTAACGCAATCGCTTATGACAATGCACAAGAAGCTTGGACTGCTCGATACACCCACGAAACCATCGCTTTGGGCTTCTCGCTGACTGAAGAAGCAGTAGAAGATAACTTGTATGACACCCTGTCTGCTCGTTATACCAAGGCTCTGGCTCGTGCAATGGCATACACTAAGCAAGTTAAGGCTGCTAATGTCCTGAACAACGGCTTTAATAGCGCTTATGCTGGCGGTGATGGTGAAGCACTGTTCTCTGACTCGCATCCGCTGGTCTCTGGTGGTGTTAACAGCAACGTCCCCGGTGTTATGTCCGACCTGAATGAAACCGCTCTGGAAAATGCAGTAATTCAAATCGCTGCATGGACTGATGAACGCGGCCTGCTGATTGCAGCTAAGCCACAAAAATTGGTTATCCCACCTGCACTGCAATTCGTTGCAACCCGCTTGCTGGAAACCGAATAACGGTTCTATCCCACAAGGCTACACCGTTAACCACTTCCTGACCGACCCGAACGCATGGTTCCTGACCACTGATGTTCCTAACGGCATGAAGCACTTCGTTCGTAGCCCGCTGAGTACTTCGATGGATGGAGATTTCGATACTGGAAATGTTCGTTACAAGGCTCGTGAGCGGTATTCGTTTGGATATTCGGATCCGCTTGGGATGTGGGGAAGTGAAGGCGCTTGACAACAGAGGGATAACTCGATACAATACCTTCTAGATAGTTAGGAGGTATTATGAAATACGTCGAGTGTTGTATAGCAACCTGTGGCAATCCTGTGTTTAGTCGTAATTTATGCAGGAAACACTATGAACAGGAGAGGTTGGAAACAGCTTCTCCTTGTTCTATTTCTAAATGCGACAATAAGGTATATCGAGGGACTTTGTGTGCTAGACACTATCGTGAGGCCATTAAAAAAACGCATCCATTATGCACAGTTCCCGGATGTACCGAGCATCAAAAAACATTAAAATCTGGTTTCTGTGATAAACATTTATTTCGGTATTCTCGACATAATTCTGTGCAACAAACTAGGCCATCCGATTGGGGAGCCAGAGAACAACATCCGTTATATAAATCGTGGCTTTGGCATAAAAGTAAAGCCGTTAATGGAATAGTACGAGAGTGGGCGGATGATTTTTGGAAGTTTGTTGAAACTGTTGGAGAAAGACCTGCAGGGCACCGCATCAATAAAATAATAAAAAACATGCCTTTAGGCCCAAATAATTGGGAGTGGCGTGAGACGATTCCAGCACAAGATAAAGCTAAATATAGTCGAGAGTGGCGAAAGGCAAACCCCGATAAAGCTAAAAATATAGACCTTAAAAAACGGTTTGGGATAGGCTTAGATGAGTATGATGCAATTTTAAAAAAACAAAAATACGCATGTGCCATATGTCAACAAAACGAAATGGCGGTTGACGAAAAAGGCCGAATTCGAATGATGCCCGTTGACCATTGCCACAATACCGGCAAAATAAGAGGGATTCTATGTACCGCATGTAATATGGCGCTAGGAAGATTTAAAGACAATCCAGAAATACTTAGAAAAGCCGCAGAGTATGTAGAATATTATGCGGCACTAGACAATAGAACCTAATGATATATAATACAGTCAATCAAACGAGTCGCTCCCTCGTTTGGCCCCCTCTTCGGAGGGGGTTTTTCTTTAGGTGAGATTAATGGTATTCGCTATTCGCGAATTGAGAATATAGGTCGATACTACGTACATGTACACAATGATGTGTACGAAAACCTAGGAGAAATCGACATGTGGACTAAACCTGCTGCTACTGAAATGCGTTTTGGCTTTGAAGTTACGATGTACGTAATGAATAAGTAATCGGTAGAAACTTACCGATACAAGGGGGCGAGCTGTTATGTACAGGAGGCAACTCCCCCCTTAATTTATTCATCAACATCTTTCATACCAAGTTTAAGGTTCAAAAAAGTCATAATTTTAATTGCGAGTCCGAGTTGAATTGTTTCTTTTCCGGCTTCTAAATCCACAATAAATCTATTACCAGTCCCTGCCAAACCCGCCAAGTCCATTTGAGTTATACCAGCTTTTTTCCTATGCTTTCTAATAAGCTCACCGACATCTTTTGCGGATGTTATCAAAGCAAATTCATCTTTACTGTAAGTAGTTCTTTTATACGAACCCTTGATAATTTGCTCTATTTTTATTTTTGCAAGGTTCGGAGTTAACGTAAAAAACTCTTTATTTGATTTAAGCCTATAGTCAGACAGCCTATTATGGATTATCTGTTCCAGATGCTGCGCATTTTCAAGCTCAAATGAATAATACAACTCGAACTTTTGCACAAGCCCAGTTGCAGAATTTATTGATTTTAGACGGTCTTCCGGAGTAGTATTTGTGTAACCAATCTTAACAAGTCCCGGATGTAGTTTGTTTGTCAGGATATATACATAGCCAAGCATGATAGTTACCTTTCTGTAAAATGGCTACGATAACATAAATTACCTATCGGTAAAACAGATAAACGCAAAATATCACATAAAACAGATAGTTTCAAAATATCACTCTTGCAGAATATCCTGACGTTCTTCGTAATGATGCTTTCTGTGACAGTTACTACAAAGCACAATACACTTCTCAACAACCTCCTTCATCGCCGCACGATACGCCCCATTAGTAATTAGCTTGTTGACACTTTTTTTGTTTTCTTTAATAACGTGATGAAAGTCAAGCGTTGCGGGGTGAGATTCGCCGCACTTCGTGCAGGATAAGGTGGTTTTAAATTGTTGCCAGCGTTCTTTAGCTTTTGTTCTCCCCACCGCTGCGCGGGCAATATGCGCGGCCTTATTGCGTTCATAATACTCTTTGCGTTTTTGTTTTACTTCATCCGGTGTATCTGCCATAAACAATTTCCCGTTGACGCTTAAGTTATTATACTGTATAAAGAAACTACGTCTAGGAATAAATTACTCACGCAGACTGGCCTAGCAGACGTTATAGAGACGGCGTGGGGATGAGCTATAACTCAAAGGAATATATCATGGCCCAAACAAAATTTTCTGGACCAGTCGTGTCCGAAAACGGCTTCGTAGGCAGTTTCACTGGTGGTACAACTAACCTCTCTCTTTCCGGCACTCTT